GAGGACGAAGAGGACGAAGAGGAGGACGACTTCGACGAAGAGGACGACCTCAACTACGACCCGGACGAAGACCCGGACCTCGACGACGAGGAGGAGGACGAGCCGCCGACGGTCCCCGCCTCGGTCGCCGCGCTCATGCGCTCCATCGTCAGCATCGCGAACGACCGCAGGAACGCCAGCAGCCAGGACGAGATCCGTCGCTGCGACGCGCGCGCGAAGTCCCGCATCTCGAACGAGGGTGACGCCTACCTCGAATCCGGCTGGGCGCTCTACTGCGAGCAGGCCGGCATCGTCCAGAACGGGGTGTGACAACTGCGCCCGCGGTCGGCTTCGGTCGACCGCGGGCTGGAGGGCGAGTGATCTACGTCAATGTCAATGGAGTGATCCTGACACTCGGACAGATCGAGGCAGCAGCGGAGCGCGCCTCGGAGGTCGTGGACTTCAGCGAAGGCGCCAACGTTGTCGAGTTCGTCGTAGGCGACTTGATCGCGGCGCTGGCCAGCATCATCAGGGAGTATGAAGAGAAGCTCACCAATGAGACGTAACTTCGCCAACCGCTCCGGGAACAAGAGCAGCAAGAAGAACGAGTCCGCGCACACGCGAGACCTTCGGATTGCACTCGCCCGCACATGGCCCGGCTCCTTCTGGTGGAAGGAGGTCGGCGGCGAGTTCGGGATGAACGGACTGCCGGACCTCTTCGGCTGCGTCGACGGATTCCTGTACGGCTTCGAGATCAAGCTGGACGGCAACTGGTTCAGCGCGATCCAGATCAAGCGCCTTCGACAGCTTCACGCTGCGGGAGCTTGCGCTGGCGGTGTGATCCTCACAAAAGACGGCTGGATGTGGGTCGCCATAGAGCATCTCGGCCACGCCGGGGACCGAAGGAGGTCGAAGTGGATTCCGTTCGTACTGGCGGACCTGAAGCTCTACCGCTCAGAGTAGTCCTCTGGAAGACGATCTGCCGACTGTCCGGTCGCACTGTCCCTAAGTGTGACCGGCTGCCTACGCACGAACCGACCGTAAAGGGCTGGTATCTAGGCAGCGACCCGCACGGCAACGTCACACTGTTCACGGTTGACGAGGCGATCGAATACCACCTTGGCTGGATCTACCTGGGCAGCGAGCCCAGCCTTGAGTCCGTCTGCTCTGCGCTGGCGTGGACCTACCTATGGTCCATCGGCAGAGTGTCGGAAGTGACGTATCGCGCCGCGCTCATGAACGGGATGGCTGGATGGCACATTCTCCGCACCGGCGAGCGTTACGACGCAATCCTTTTCGAGAACAGGGCAGGCAGGCTCGATCTTGCCATCGCGGAGCCTGACGGCTTCTGGTCTTGCGAGGGCTGGGAAGTCAGGCCCGAACCAGGGATGGTTGCTATCCCGATTGAACTCGTTGCGAGGGAAGAATGAATCATATTAAGCTCTTGAGGGCCGACGGTACGTACGTCAAATTCAAGTTCGGGGACGCGGTCGTCTTCGGAGTCATCGTCGAGGACGACATTGAAGCAGCGATGGTCGAGTATGCGCTCAACGCGGCGCTGCATGAATCGCTGCCGGTCTCGTTCGAGAACGTGGGCACGGATGAGGATCCGGTGTCGGTCAAAAGGCGGCTCCAGGGGGGTGATCCTGGCGATGCCACGACGGCCCCCGGATCCAGGGCCCCAGATGGCCCCAGGAAGGCCCCTCAGCCGCCGCAGGAAGCGTCGCAGGCCGAGGCCCCTTCCCATGAGGCGGATTCCAGGCCGCAGGCCAAGGAGGTGCCTGTCAGGCCCTCTAAGCCAACAGCCCCACAGGGGCCCTGGGAGGGGATGACCGAAGAGGACTTCGCGTTCCACGAATTGACCGGATGGTACGGAAAGCACGGGATGAAGAGGAAGGGTCAGATGCAGTTCGCCATGCCGCAGGTCCTGATCCTCGGAAGTAGGCGACTGAACAAGAAGCAGAAGATCAAGCTCTTTTGCGCAATCGCCACCGAAAGGTGGACACGCATCCGTGGCGAGATCGCGAAGGACCTGGGTAAGAAGTCGATCAAGAAGATCGACGCGAAGCACTACGAGTCCGGGAGCGAGACGGTCGGCGGACTGTTCGGTAAGCTGCCGAAGGCTGAGCCGATGAAGGCACACCACGCTCAGAAAGGCGTCCATCTCCCGAGGCCGGTCCAGCGACCGGATCTGACTCCGGCGGCTGCGCTCGGGATGGTGGGGGATGAATAGTCGCCCCTACATTTACGACCACGTGACTCGCACGGTCGTCTATCTGCCGCCGAAGATGACGTTCGCACAGCTAGAGCAGTGGCTGAAGGACGCGCAAAGATTCTTCAAGGCCCGCGGGTAGAAGCTTCCGGTGTACGGCCTGTTCGACTCCACGTACTACATGCATTCAGCGCAGGTAGCGCTCTCTCCGGTGCGCTTGTGGGCCCCGAACGGTCCTGGCATCGTCGCACGATCGATCAAGATGGGTCGAGAGTACACGGTCGAGATGAGCTACGACTGCGTAGACCTGTCCGCACACTTGTCCAGGCCAGATGTCGTAGAGTGGGGCGTGCGAAACAAGGTTGTGTCGATCATCGCAGACACGGGCGACATGGTCGCCAAGTACGCACCAAGGTTTGCATGGACGGCAGGGTCGAGGGCTGAGAGCGAGGGCCGCTCCATCAGCCGGCTCGCGACCGCGTCGTTTACTTTCGAGGTTTCTGCCCCTTCGGGACGTACACCCGACCGTACTTCTTGTAGTACCCAGCGTTCAGCAGAAGGTTCTGAGCCGCGTTGATCCTGTCGCGGTTGAAGTACATCTTCCCGCGCTCAGGATCGTAAACGTAGGCCCGAGTGCCCAGAGCCTCAAGCGCTCCGTCCCACGAGACCTTGCCGGCCTCTGCGACGTCCCCGGAATCCAACGCAGCAATGATCGCCTTCTCGCGACGCTCGTAGGTCCCGATGAATCGCCCAGCGGGCGAACGACCCAGCAGCCAGCGTCGCCACGCGACCGCCCTTGCCTGCTTCGGGTCTCCATCCACAGCTTCGCTCACGTCCAACGCGGCCCTAAGCCAGCGCGCGCCGACCTTCTCTCGACGGGAAGGATGGACGAGTGCGGCGGCGTTCTGGTACCTGGAGTAGCCTTCTTCGTTCAGGACTTCTCGGACCGTACCGGTCGGAGATCCGCTGAAGAGGTCTCGTCCGCTGAAGCCCTCGATGAGGGTTCCCGCGAGGAAGTCGATCTGCGCGAGGAAGCGGAGGTCGTCTCGGGGGTTGGCGTCGGGCGCAAAGACCTTCCAGGCGAGTTCATCCTGCCCTGTCATCTTCGCGACGCGGTGGCCCATCATCTTCGCGACTTCGGTCAGGCCGATGACCTGACGAGCGGCTTCGTCAGCATTGATACCGTTGATCAGGTACTTCTTGTAGAGGTCGTCACCCTCTTCAGACCAGATGCCAACGCGCTCCGCCATCCAGTCAGACTGGTAGTCAGGCGTCGGAGGGGTCGCGCCCATCGAGTCTTGGATCGCCTTCGTTGCCTTCAGGGGGTTCGTCATGGCGGTCGGGTTCGTCATGACGTCGCGGAAGAATCGCTCCATCGAAAACTGGACCCAGGAGTAGAAGGGCACGAGCGTCCGCATGTACTTCTTCTCGAACTTCGACAGGCGAGACCAGTCGTTCAGGTGCTTGCGTACTTCTTCCGCGGCTTCGTCGAACGACTTCCCGCGCTTCACTGCATCCGTAAAGATGGCAAGGCGGAACGGAACGTCAACGACGTGCTCAGACTTGCGAGCAAGCCAGCGCGCTCCGCCGACCGAGTTCTTCACGAAGCCGGCTGCGGCCCTAGTCGCGGCCCCGGCGGTCTCCTTGACGACTCCGCCGATCGCGCCCTCTTCTTTCATCGCCTGTGCGTAGCGGACCTTCTGGGCTCCGGCGAAGCTGTCTGCGACCGTGCGCAGCATCCCGATGTTCGGAATCATCCGTCCCCGGAAGAGATCCCCGAAGACTCCGTTGACGGCATCGATCTCGTTCGCGACGAATCCCTGCGTCACTCCGCGCATGAACGCTTGACGGTAGATTTCTTCAGCAGCGTACGCGTTCCCGTTCACTGACGGGATCATGTGGCCCCTGAGCGGCGCCTCCAGGTCGGCCGCCTTCATGCCCTTCGGGAGATTTGCGGTCTTCCCGAGCGAGCGCGCTACGTCAGTCTCCTTGCCGAAGGTCCCTCGGTACACACCGAGGCCGACTACAGCCGCGGCGTCGATCCAGTTCTTCGGGTTCAGCATACGCAGGCCAACGTGACCGCTCACGAGGAATGCGTTTGTGATGAAGTTTCTACCGTGGTGCTCAAAGAAGGGGAGTGTGTAGGGGATCTTCCAGAGCAGCTGGAACTGCTGGTAACCCCCCAGGAATCGGTCGATCTTGTCCGACGGGTTCCAGGTGTGCCCGAATGCTTCGTCGATGGCGTCGAGCCAGACCTCGGGCACGTAGTACGAGCCTGACAAGGTCTTGTCCCCCCGCATCGCGAGCTTCTGCTCAGCCTCGCGCAGTCCACGGAGCGTCTCGACCGCCTCGTCGTGCGCCTTCGCGCCCTCCTGAACCTTACGCGCCCTAGTCCACCTGTTGATGTACCGCTCTGCGTCCTTCAGTTCAGTGGCGAGGGTCGCCTGACGAGTCTTGAGATCGTCAACCTTCTTCGAGAGGGCCGCGGCCACCTTCTTTGGTCCGGCCTCTTCCTTCCAGAGCGTGCGCTTCGCCTCGCGGAGCAGCTTCGTCTTCTCGTCTATCTTCGACGAGAGGGTCGCGGCCTGAACTCTTGCACCACGAAGATTGTCGCCACGATGGACGCCGCGAGCAATACGCTCGCTCACGAGAGCCAGCTTCGCACCGAGAGCTTTGATTTCTGCATTGACCCTCCTGACGGTCTCTCGCTGCGCGCGCGTCGCCGTTCGGGTTGCCGCGTTGTGATCTCCCAACGCCTTCTGTGCAGCGTCGATGCGACCCTTGATTCCAGACGCCTCAGCGACCGCCTTCTTGATCTCGGCAGGCACGGACGCCCGAAGGGACTTCGCGACCCTGCGGGTCCGCTTCGCCCTCTTCTTCGCTTTGCGTTCCGCCTTCTGGAGACCTTCGTCAATGACGTCGCGGATCAGGCGCTGGGATTGACCTGCTCTGGAGGCAACGGCCTCCCGGCCTATGTCTGCAAACTCTTTGGCGCGTTCAGGGCTGCCCGCGTCGGTCCGCTTGCGGATATCTCCATGAAGGGTGCCGGTCTCAGTCTTACGGCGAGACGCGATCGCTCGCCCGATCTCTTCAAGCTGCTTCGGAGTGTGCTCTACCGCCTCTCGCTCAAGCGAGTGGCCCACGCGCTTCGTTCGGATGCTGCCAACGCCTCCGCTGATCTCTGTCAGAGCGAGGCGGTGGACGTTGTTCATCCTGCCGATCTTCTCGAACTGCTTGATCGCCTCGTCGCTCTTGCGCACCGTCAGATTCAGGTAGTCCCGCAGGGCCTCGAACTCACCAGAGCTCAGACGGCTCACAGGCTTACCGAACGCGGACTTCGAGATCTTGTCCAAAGCCTTGAGGTTCGCGTTCCTCGTGGCCTTTGAGATCTCTTCGGCCGACACCGGCATCTCCGCCGCAGCCTTGATCGCTGCCGGACGACCCCGCTTTCTTGGCGGGAACTTCTTCTTCGCTTCATCGATCCGCTTCTGCCGGATCTTGGCGACAGCCCCTTCCGACGTCGCGAACCAGTTCGCGTTCTTGACAGTGGCGGCGTCGGTGAACGAGTCGGCCAGTCGTACGACCTCTTCCTGGCTCACCCTCTGAGGAACGCCGGTATCGATGTAACTCCTGGTCAGTGCCCCGAGCTTCTCCCCAATCTCTCCGATTGCTGCGTGGGCGTGCTTGAACCCTTCCCCGAGAGCGTCAATGCCGTGCTTCTCGATCATCGCGGCTTGCGCCTTGACCTTGCCCTGAAGGCGAAGGGATGCAGACCAGCGGCGCGCTAGGATCGACGCAATGTCGGTGTCAACGGCGCCGGCTCCGAAGGCTCGCTCTGCGTCGTCGAACGTCGCAATGACTCGATGCATCGCGAAGCTGTTGCGGTTCGCGATCTTCGTTCGGTCCAGTTCAGCGACGAGGCGTCGCGTTCTGTTGCTGTTCCTGAAGAACTTTGTGACCGCGCCAGCGATCCTCGACCCGTAATAGTGGGTGACATAGTGCTCCCAGGAGTCTCCGAGCATCCCGAGTTCGCGCTCCTGCTGCGCGATCATTGAGAACTGTTCCTCGACCCACTTCGACGGCCCGTAAAGGGGTGAGGTTTCGTCGATCAGCTTCATGTCGGGGTTGTCGAGGTGCCGCGCGATGATCTCGCGGTCAGCCTTCTGGAGCTTGCGTGGTACGACGTTTCCGTCCACGACGTCGTTCACGACCTTCGCGTCGAAGAAGTCGACTAGCTCAGCCTTCTTCGACGCGACCGCGCCGCCGACCCCGTCCTTGATCTGCTGAAAGAGGGCGGCGTCTTCTGCTGGCATCCGCTCAATACCGGCACGGAACGACTTGTCGAGAGCGCGGATTGCGCTGGTCGGCATCACGGCCGAGAGCACGGTCTTCCCGAGTGCCGGCACTTCGGTGAGCAGCCCTGCTCCGATGGCATTTCCGACCATCCCGAGGTCGCCTGTCACGGCACCGAAGCCTGCCTGAGCGACGGCAGATGCGCGCCCCAGGTCCTTCAGTCCGCGCTCTTTGTGCATGAAGCTGGCGGTCTCCTGGAACAGCGACTCGACGTTACCTTTCTTTCCGGCAGACCTGTAGCCTCCGATCGCCTTGCCGGCCCACTCCTGAAACAGCGATCCGGGGCCCCGTCGGATGTTCGCGCGGAACTCAGTCGGAACGTCAAGGCCCCTCGTGAGCGCAGCCTTGTCCTCCCACCCGGACACGCGCAGCGCGAGGCGGTCGTAGTTCTGGACCATGTACTCGGCGACAGCGCTCTTGTACCACGGCTGCGAACTGAGTCTGCCGAGGTCGCTGGGGGTCAGGGCCTCGATCCCTGCCCGACCAGAAACGGAGGGGTCGGTCGAGTCCATCTTCGCGACGAGCTTCTGGAGGCGCTCGGGCATCAGCTCAACGAGTTCCTTCGACGCCGCCTGATAGACCGTCTCGCCCCATCGGCTGAGCGTGAGGTTCGTTGGAATCTGCGCTGCGCCAGTAGACTCCTGAAGGATCGCGGCGGCGGACTTTGCCTTGCTGGACTTCGAGAGCCCCGTCTTTGCTGCGCTCTTGAGCGCAATCTTCGACCCAGAAGCAACTCCGAAAGAGAGGTAGGTAGAGGGATCGAGCGCAATATCCATGGCGAGGGCTCCTGCCCCAGCCTTGAGCCCTCGCATCTCGCTCCCGCCCATCATCCAGATGTCGCGGTATGAGGTCCTCGGACCGTCGGACATCTCGCCCGTCCACGCCCTCTTGAACTCATCGGTCGAGAATGCGAACCCCCAGGTCCCCTTCTCTTTGAGGCCTTGCGTGACCGCTGCTGAGGCAGACAGGAACATCCTGTAGCCGGAGACGGTCTCAATGACTCCGAAGACGTCGTCGAGCGCTCCGAGCACACCGCCGGTGTGCGACTTGTAGCCGAGCAGCTTTTCAACCAGCGACCGCTTCTCCTTCTTGTCGGAGACCGAGATCAGCCAGTCGAATTCAGACTCATTGATGAACCCCTGGCGCTGCGCCTCGCGCGCGTGCGCGATCCCTCTGTTTGGATTGTCGCGATTCGACGATCCTCCAGGATCGTTCGCGCCGTACCGCCCGATGCCGGAATTGTTCCAGGCGTACGGAGCGTTCGACGCCTTCTCGGTCGTGATGTCCGAGAACGGGTCGTCGCCGAGCGCGGCGTCGAATGTCTTGTTGAATCCGTCACTCACCCGAAAGGACCCTGCGAGCTTCGGCCGTCAGGCCAACTCTCTTGAAGACGGCGGCGAGTGCGTTCCTGTCCTGAGAGCGCTCCTCCTCGTCCTTCGTCAGGCTAAACTTGTTCAGCTCTTCGATCCACTGGTCCGCCTCCTTGACGATCTGGGAGACGGGGTACTCAGTGGCAGGAAGGAACGAGACCCCTGTAATGTTCACGAAGCGCTTCTCGTCCTTCGGGGCTTCGGGCTCAGCTTCGGGCTCAGCTTCGGGCTCAGCCTCCTCTTCGACCGGAACCCCAGCGATGCGGTCAGCGATGTCGCGGCTGATGTCGTCGTAGAGACCCTGCCACGCCTTGCCGACCGCCTCGGTCCCGCCGAACTCCTTGTTCTCGATTTCGCGGAGCACGTTCTGCGCCTCGTTCAATCCTTCGTAAAGGGTTGAAGGGTCTTCGTACTTGCGCGAGCGCTTCCAGAGGGACCGTGCGCTTGAGAGTTGGTTGAAGTACCCGGACATCACGATCGTGTCGTTCGTGGTCCTGTCTGCATCTTCGGCGTACGGGTCGTCGTCAGCGATGTTTCCGCCGGCGCGCGACAGGCGCTCTGACGCAATGATGAGCGCGTCAGGAGGAAGTTGGCTGAGCCTCATGTACTCGCCAGCGTTCTGATAGAAGTACAGGTCCATCTCTGCCGCGACCCGCTCACGCTGAGCGCCGGAGAGTCCGAGGCCTTCGGCAGTTCGGGTGAACGCAGCCTGTCGCTCCATTCGCGACAGGCCCTTGCCGTTCGCCCCGCCGATCTCGGTCACGAGCGCCTTGTACGTGTCCGCGTTGTCGCCGGTGAACTCCAGTCCGTCGTCACCACCAGCATACACCAGACCGGAAGATGTCCGACCTCCGAGTACGGACATCTCCAGATCCGTTGCGTCCTGGTCCATGGCCGCTTGGCGACCCTCATCGCGCTTGAGCTGGAATGCGCTGCGAGCAGCCTCTTCTCGATCCGTCCTTCCGGTCACGACGCTGTTCATATGCGTGATGAATGCGCCCTCTGTGACGACCTCAGAGAGATCGACGCCAGGGAATGTCGGCCCCATGTCGCGCAGGAAATCTTCGCGGGCCTGCTGGGCGACCTGCTTCATAGTCAAGCCGCTATCTGAGCCCTTTTCGTGCTCCTCCCTCCAGCGGTTCGGATTGAAGTTCCCCTTGCCGTCGTCGAAGAAGTTCTGACGCGCCCAGAGCTTCACAGAGCCCCAGATCTTGTCGTCGATCTCTCGCTCTTCCTGGCGCGCAGAAGCGCGCGCGGCGATGTAGTAGTGGCCTGTGCGCTGACGAGCGATGGCGAGACGGTTCTGGCGGTCCTTCTCGGACTCGTCCGCCTTCCGACCAGCCATGCGGTCTTCGTGCGCCATCTTGTCGTCGAGGATCCGGATCTGCGCGGCCTCGGCCTGATCCTGCAGGTCGATGTCGTGGTCCATCTTGATTCGCTGAAGACGCTCGCGAGCCTTCTGTCCGCGAAGCTCGCGAGCGTCGATGCTTTCGAGTTCCATCGCGCGAATCTGCATCATCTGCTTCTGGCGCCGGTCCTGAGCGATCAGCTGCTCCATCCCGAGCGCGATCTGCTGGACGTGCATCATCCGTTCGTGCGTCTGCTTCTGTCGAAGCAATCGCTCCTTGTTGATGTCCCCCATCGCCTCGGCGAAGCCCTCGGCGCGACCTGCGCTGTCGCCGAGATGGCCGAGCATGGCTTGAGCCTTGAGTGGCATTACACGACCGCCGAATCTTCGGGAAGGGTTCCGTGGATGTCACCCGCTCCCGCCGTGCTCGCGTCATTGACCTGAGGGTCAGGCACGCCGCCTTCAGCGGTCTCGAACGGCTGCGACGTCTGCTGCTGGCTTTGGCCGCCACTCTGGATCAGCTGATCGAAGAGAGCGCCGAACGCCTGTCCGGCAGCGCCGATGCCTTGCTGGACCGCTGACGACTCAGCCTGCTTCATAGTCGAGACACGCTCGATCTCCAGAAGCGACTGACGCTCCGCGCTCAACTGAATGCCGTACTTCGCCTCGATGGCGCTCAGGCGAGCGAGCGCATCACTCCGCGCCTCTCGGGAGGCTTCTCCGATCGCTCTCGTCAGCTGAGGGCCAACGGTCTGTCGGTACTGCTGCTCTGCGAAAAGCTGTGCTGCGATCTTCTGAGAGCCTGTGAGGTTCTGGCCAGCGGACTGGATCGCGAAGAGGCGAGCGTTCTCCCGCGCTGCGAGTTCGATCGGCGTCGCCCACTGTGCGAGCTTGTTTTCGATGTCTGCCCGAAACCGCATCACCCCTTCCAGGTCCGACTCGATATCTGACCGCCTCTCGCGAGCTTCGTCGATCGCGTCATTGATCGCGGAGTCGTACGCGATCCCGTCGATCAGTCCGTAGATCGCTCCGAGCGCGAGTCCGACGATCCCGTAAAGGGAGCCGCCAGCTTGCCCGCTTCCTTGGCCGAGGTCGCTGAAGAAGATGCTGGACTTGATCGTGTCTCGGGTGTGCTGCTCGTTCTCGGGGTCGAGCGCATCGGGGTTCGCCTCGAAGTACGCATCGTAGTCGTACCGCTCCGACGCGAGGTACCCCGACCCGCCAGCACCGCCGATCGAATCGCTCGCTGCGCCGCCGGGGCTTCGTCTGGTGAACTCGTCGTCAGGCACGACCTACTCTCCGAGTGCTTCGCGCACGCGCTTGTCCGATGTCTTATGATACACACCGGGCTCGTACGTGTCAAGGGAGGCTGCAAGTGCCGAGGAAGACGGGGTTTTCACCTCTTCGCCTGTGGCATCCTCGATTGCCCGCCGGATCTCTTTGGCGGTCATTTTCGAGTCCAGTACACCTTCTTCATCGATGCGCTGCTCAAGCGGTCGGGCCTGAAGCATCCAATCAGGTGAACTGTCCGTCAGTGTGGTTGTTGGCATTGCCGGTCCTCTTCAGCTGAGCAACTGCCTGGATCCCGCTCGCCTCGAAGCGCGAGACCAGATTGAGGCCCCAGACGTTCTTCGAGACGTCGCCGGTCGGCGCGTCGTCAGGGGCGCAGTCCCGCCGCCAGTCGTAGCTCGCGCCGTTCCACTTTCCCCATCCCAGGTAGTGCTCCGAAGAGTACCTGAGCGAGATCGTGTAGTAGCCAGCGGCGGGAATGTGGATCTCAGACGCGACGCGAAGCATCCCGGTCGGCCACGTGCTCATCTTCCACTCGCGACCTGCGATCGCGGTGTCGAGCCCACGCGCCCCGAGTCCGACCTCAAGCTCGTTCTGGATCGGAGCCCAGTTCGCTTCGTAGGAGAGCCCGTTGGACCTCCATGCGAACTTGCGGGAATCCTTGTCGTGCGCCTGATCCACGAAGAGGCGGAAGATGGTCGGGGCGTCGTCGCTCGCGTCCATCCCTCCCCACGCCTTCGCGATCGGTCCGGTCGGCTGTGGGGCGTCCGTGGGGTCTGCCGGACGGTGCGCGACCATGTTCCAGGTCCCGCGAGCCCACGCCTGAACGAAAAGCTGACAAGCTTCGGGTACGTAGATCTTCGCGGAAGCGTATGGTACGGTCTTCCAGGTGTCCCACAGCTCATTCGCAGGAAACCTGTTCCAGGGGAACGAGTTGTACGCGTTGATGGCGGGGCCGGCCCCGAAGTTCGGTCGCTCCAGTCCGTGCCTCCAGTTGTTCCAGGACCACGTGATGTTCTCGAATTCCCTGGCATGGCCCTTCGGCGTCGGGATGTTCCCGAGGCGCTCGAACACGTAGCTTGCCTGCCAGGGCTTCCCTGTGATGTTGTATCCGGTGCCGCATGGGTTGACCAGATCGGTCTCCAAAGGGTTTCCTGGAGCGGCGCTGTATGCCAACTGCTGTCCGCCGTTCATGAACGGCGAGCCGTAGTACAGGAAATCCAGCACCGAGTCGCGGTCGATCGGCCACTCGTGATTGTGGACGACGCTGCGCCTGCTCCACTCCATCGACGGACCGCTCTCGTAGGGGACCGGGGTGTAGAGCAGGAAGTTCTGGTCCTCGATCCTTGAGTTGTCCTTGATCGGAGTCGTCAGGTCGGAGCCTGGGACCCCTCCCCGAAGATAGGACTCAATCGCCTGAAGGTTCAGGTCGATGTCTGCGCGAGACATCGCGGTGCCGGTGACGACTGGATTCTGAACGATCGGCATTATCCGTTATCCTCTGCCCAGACGACCAGCAATGCCTGACCGCGGACCTTCGGGGTCCAGAATCCGATCTTGTCGTGCGTCACGTCGAAGTTGTCTAGGGACAGGTTCTTGATCTGGACCCTGTTCCCTCCGCGGTACCGTGTCCACGCGGCGACGCCGCCGTGCGGGCCGAAGCTCGTGTCCCTGTGCCCGAACTTGTACACCGGCTCCTGGTCGAAGCCAACGTGGTTGTAAGGCGTCCCGGTCAGGATCTTGAGTTCCGAGTCCTGAGTGAACACCCCGGCCGGAGTCGCGTTCCCGAAGGGCCAGAAGAAGCCTGTTGCGAACATTCTTGAGTTCGCTGCCCCTGACGACTGGAACGTGACTTCGCAGACCGGGTCGCCAGTCGCAACTTCGTGCGGCGCATGGTTCCAGTCAGAGAGGAAGTACGCTGGCGGGTGTGCGAGGTGACGCGCCTGGACGACCTGGTCTGCGACTTCATCCGGTCGCCACGCAGCAATCGCCGCGACGAGACCGTTGTAAGCAACCGAGTCCGCCGGGCTCCATCGCCAGAAGTCTGAGAGCCGGAACGCCATCAGTGAAGCTCCGCAAACGACACGTTCAGCTTCCTGAACTTAACGCGGTCGCTCGTGATCAGTGCGACTTCAACCTTGTGCACGCCCTTGATCAGGTTCACGGCTGCGAATCCGCTCAGTCTCTTTGGGTCGCCGGCTGGACTGATAGTGAACCCAGAGTCGCCTCCGGCGTAGTCCGTCGCCTGGTCGTGGCGCCTCCCGTCGATATGGATCGTCGCATATGTTCCGCGAGCCCCATGGCCCTGAAGCTTATCCGCTGCCACGAACTCGTATGACACCAGGAAGCGTCCCGTTGCGTTCACGTCCAAAGTCAGGATTGACCGGCGAAGGCCAATCGTGCACTTCTCGAAAACGTTGAGTGACGTAGGCCCACCAAAGACCCCTCGCCCGCCGTGCTCCGGCATGTGGACGGTCCACTCGGAGAACCAGTCTTCGCGGTACGCCTGAAGCTGAGACATGCCGGCGATCTCGACCCAGTACCCTTCCTCGAAATGGCTCCTGTCGAGGGACCCGTCCTGGATCGCGATGTCGTCGATCTTCACGAGTCGCCGTGTCATCCAGCGAAGCTGGTCGAAGAACCACTTCCAACTCGGAACCGACTGCTGCACTGCCCTCTTGTAGATTGAGTACATTAGGTCGGGTCCTTGTACTCGACCTCAAGGGCAACGCCCCCGAGCATGATGTCGCCGGTCCACTTGATGCGCAGGCTCAGGCGCTCCCAGGAGTCGCCTCCGATCGCCTTCTTGACCCACCTCCACTTGAAGCGGGGGCCGGACCATTTCGCCTTGTTGTCCCAGGTGAAGTCAGCGTCGTTCCACTTCGTCTCGTCAGCGTCCGCGGCCTCGATCAGACCGTCGAAGAAGGCATCGCTCGCGTAGTCCTCGTCAGCGTACCCTTCGATCGTGTAGTTCCAGTCGCCCATCGAAGCGTAGTACAGCCCGAGTCGACCGAAGTCTTTCCGGAACCAATCCAGCGCGTCGTCGACTCCGAGCGAGCCCGGGATGATGAACTCGATCTCGCCGCTGCCGGACTCATCCTTGTTGAATGCCTTGAGGTTCCCGAGCGCTCCGAGGAAGACGTCGTTATCCTCAACCAGCACGCAGAAAGCGTTCGTCTCATCGAGACGAAACCATGCGTTGAACGAGAAGTGATAGCAGAGGATCTGCTGCCCTCTGCCACGGGTCTGCGTCGCTGTGAAGTACATTCCGTCTGGAGAGATCCAGGCGAACGCTCCGTCATCCTCTTCGACTTCTTCAGAAAGGTAGCCGAGGGTGTTGTTCATCGACTTGAAGGTGAAGCCGTCGAAGACCCCGAAGCCTGAGTTGAAGAACCCGAGTACATTGTCCTTGTAGGCAATGAGGGTGTTCCCGTACCTCGACCCCTTCGTGGCCTCCGTCCGCGCGTTCGCAAAGGTCCCGTTGTCCAAGAGTTGCAGCGTCTCGATCGACGACCTCGTGACGACAACAAGCGACTTGCTCAGTGGCACGAGCGCGGTGACGACGTCGGATGCTCGGTACGAGTTCAGGATCGGCCAGTCCTCGGGGAACCCCGCCTTGCTGTACCTGACGCTGTTCGGGTCCTCCGGGTCGCCGGAGATCATGATGTGGCTCTTGAAGACGCACCCGATCTTCCCAGACGGTCCAGGGTACCCACTCAGAGCATCGTAGACCTCGGAGAGCGCTCCATCGGCCTTCGTATCGGTGATCCTGGAGATTGGCAACGGCAGAGCGTACGCAAGCTGAAACACTCCAGCTTGATCCGCCTCATGCTCGTTGATCGTTCGCCAGACCACCACGCCGGCGATGTCTTCCTGGCTGAAGTCGGGTGCCCATTCAACGATCGGCCAGATGAAGTTGTGCGGAGACCACTCGTCCTCTTCGCTCGTCCAGTCTGTCCTGTCGAGTTCGATGTCTCCGGAACGCTGCACGATGAACGTAGTCGGCGAACTCATTCGACCGATCTGGCCGGACGTGTTGTAAAACGAAAGCGCCCACTCGTACTTGCGATCGAGCTGGTCGTCCTTCAGTGGGTTCCGGTCCTGCGTGGGGCTCGGCGGGACATACTTCGGGAACTCTTCGTCGAGAGGATCGAGGTTGTCCATCCCCCACGTGTTCGGGCGCCTGAAGTAGTCTGCCCACATGCCGTGAGCCCCGAGCGCAACGCGCACCTCTGGTGCCCGCGGGGTCTCGCGAACGCCGAGGAACGTGACGCCTTCGATCCCGTCCCACTTGTAGGGAGGCTCGTCAATCGACAAGAAGAGCATGAACCCGGCGTAGTTCAGCAGCTTCACCTCGCCGCTGAACTGCTTCAGAAGCACCGGCGTGTCGCCGCGAAGGTCCCACGCCTGCCAGTCGTCAGTAACGAAGACGCGCTTCTTGATCCCGAGCCTGTTCACGAACGCCGCCGATTGGACAACCTTCAGGCCGACCCACTCGGCTGGGGTCGCGAAGAGAACATTTTGCCCGCCGCGGTACCCGTACAGGTAGCCTCGGTTGTCCGGGAGCACGTTCACCGTGTGTGGCCCCAGGTGTCCCAGGGAGGGGAAGCGGCGACCATCTTCGCCGCGAACCGGCGAGAGGATCGTAACCCTCCGGGTGCCACTGCTCATCGGCGGGATACCCTCCGGTTCAGCGCGGCCACTGCCGACCTCGCCGCGATCAGGTGCTTCCCATCTCCGGTCTCGCCGTGCTTCGCGAGGCTTCGCATGACCTCGTAGAACCTGCCGTCGAAGTCGACTTCATCGTAGTACGAGTGAACCTGCTTGACCCCTGGCCAGCCGGTCACGGCAACGTTTTTGCGCTCCGTCGGAGAGCCTGCGTAGCTCAGCCCGACCGTCCCCGTCGTAGACTCGAACTTCGGAAGCCGCAGGATAGCAGCCTGATCAAGCTCGAAGTCTTTCGAGAGGTAGTCGGACCATGCGTTGCGACCGGCGACAACCCGGAGGCCGGTCTTCGAGTGCGTTCCGTGCACGCCGTCGATCGCCTCAATCGGTCCCTCGATGATGAAGACGGTGTCGGTGAACTCGTTCACGCCAACGGTGATCCTGCCCTTGTCGCCTGCGACGATTCCCGGGTAGTTCAGGATTGCGGAGGCCGGCGAAAGCTCGCTGATGAATGGCCCGATTCGGTTCGCGGTGTACGCCCGGTAGTTCCCGATCGTTGCCGGGTTTCCGCCGGCCGCCCCGACCTTCGTGAGCGTCGGCTCGATCGCCGGCGCCGGTATGTACGGGCACGTGATGTACGAAAAGGTGTCGGATGATTCGATTCCCGCCCCGGAGAACCTTGACCCTGCGCTCGGGTGGAGCCGTCTCGGGCCCCGGGCGATCGTATCAAGCGACGCCTTCGTGTGCGTCGGGTTCGACCGGACCTTGCCGAGCGGGCGTCCGGTCCTGGTCTTCGGGGCGTAGCGCCGCCGGCGGAGAGTCAGTACGGACGCTGTGATGTCTGCTTCGAGGGGGCGGTTCAAGTGGAAGTACCACGAACCGCCCCTGTCTTCGATGCCGTAGATCGCGATCGTCGCGTCGCCGTTTTCAAACTCGGCGTCGAGATACCGATCGAAGAACGTGTTCGGGGCCGCACTGAGCGAAAGCTCAAGGTCCCCGGCGACTCCCGTAGCGGTCACCGTAGTGACAAGCTCTGGGTCGATCTGGTAGAAGAAGGCGGAGTGCTGGTGCGTCCATGCCGAACTCGACAGGCGCTCCAGGATCCCCTGGATGAACTGGAGGTCGTTCGCATACGCCGGACCGACGCCAGAGTTCCGAAGGAACGTGATGATGTCCGAAACGCGCACGGGGATCTCCTACCCGCAGAGGTGGGTGGTCCAATGCCGAACCACCCACCTCGTTGCTGGTCGCCTAGAACTGGTTGAGAGCGAACCCGATCTCGTCCAGTTCGAGCCGGCACTGCCCGAACTGGTCAACAGCGCCGGGGTCGGCGGTGCACCAGCCCACGGCACGGTCGGTCCCCGCGGCGATCACCGCCGTGTGGTCCTCCAGCTGACCTTCCTGCGCCACCCCGCCGAGTCCGAGCGGAAGCCCGATCGCGCAGGCCGCGGCGCCGTAGTACTCGTACGGTCCGCCGACGACGACCCAGTACCAGTCGCCGTTCTGCAGGTCGGTGAGCGGCGTCGGGGTCGGCGCACCGCGGTTGGGACGAGAAGCCTTCTCGTCGTAGTAGTTCGCGAAGAGCCCGCCCTTGACCAGGATCGCCTGCGTGGCGGCCACGGACATCGTGCCGTCAGAGACCACGAAGCGGCCCTCGGTCAGGCCGCTCTGGACGCCGCGCACGGCGTTGTCCAGGTTGGTCCAGGCGCCACCGTTGTGCTGCACCAGCTTGAGCGTGAGCGACTGGTAGATGTCGTTCCCGACATCGTGGTAGATCACCTCTCGGATCGCGCCAGGGCGCTCGTGGTCGTCGGCCCCCAGGTCGTTCTGGGGGACGAAGTTGTTGGTCACGCGGTCCGCGAAGCGGCTCACGTTGAGCGGGTGGAGCCGGAAGGGCTCGTTCGGGTCTCGCTCGCGGAAGAATTCGTGTGCGTGGATCATGTCCAGAGACCTCCTACCAGGTGTCCACGGAGCCGCCACCGGTGCCGCCGAGGCGACCCTGGACTCCCAGGTTCGAGTACATCATGACCTGGCTCACGAGGGCGTGAGTCACGTCGGCGAACTGCGTGTCGGAGTACCGCTTCGGTCCGTCGATGGCGACGTCCACCTCGGGGTGGTGACCGATGTACATGCCCTGGATGTCGCCGGCTTCGAGCGACAGGTTCGGGTCCTCGGTGCCGGAGCCCGCGAGGTTGCCGAACTGGGTCCGCTGCGCCTCCGCCGTGATCGCGATCCCGCACTCCGCGGGAAAGTCGCTCTCTTCGACGATCGGACAGCCCAGGAGCTGGACCTGATGGGGCACACCGGCGTTCACCGACGGGTCGATGCCGCCAGCGCCGCGGAAGGCGAACAGCTGGCTCATTGCGCGGAGCACGTTCAGGTGGATCGCGCTGTTGACGAGGAACACGTTCGGGAAGAGCGTGCCCTGCTTGCAGTCGGTCAGCAGCTGGAGCATCGTGAAGATGCCTCGGACCAGGTTGCCGCCCAGCGCGTCGCCGAACGCCTGACCGACGGTGTGCTGCCGGCTCTGGTTCTGCCAGTACGGCGTGGTCGCCTTCGGGATGCGGCCGACGACCGCGGTCTGAGCCGCCGGCGCGGCGTCCTCGATCGCGTTCAGGATGCCGAGCGGCTCCTTGCCGCCGGTGCCGTTCAGCGTGTAGAAGGCCAGCCGGTTGCGCAGCGTGATCATCATCTGGCGGAAGCGACGCTCCTCCAGGCTCATGATCGCGGACTGCCCGCGGTTCTGCCACTTCTTCGTCCACTCGACCGTGAAGGGGATCGCGCCCCAGGCCCAGGTGAACTCAGCCGCGGTGTCGCCGGGCTGGAAGTCCTTGCCGACCTTGTCGAGGTCGGTGAACCACGTCAGGTCCCCGGTCTCCTGAACGAAGAGGGGCTGGACGATGGTGTGGCCGCCGTCGACGGGCTGGACGAAGCCCTTCCGACCGAACCACGAGTTGGTGACGTTGGCGTTGGAAACGAGGTCGACGATCGACCCCATGCGCGACAGCATGGTCGCGAGCAGAGCCTCGTCCGTACGAGGGTCTCCGCTGAAAAAGACGGGCATTTCAGCCTCCTGGTCAGAGCTTGTTGCTTGCCGAGTAGTTGTTCAGTTCAGCCTTGACGAAGTCAGCGTTTTCGGGCTGCTCTCGCCACTTGCGCGCGTTCTTGAAGGACATCTTCCTCAGCGACGTCTGCTGCTCCATGACCCGTTCCCTCGTCCACTCGTGCTCCTGACCCGTCGGGCTCGGCGGCGTCGGTGCGCCAGAGCCTGCGGGGTCCACGGGCGGCTTCTTCAGCGAGTCGGCGCCGTGGTTCGACGCCGGGAAGTAGAGCGATGACGCCTCGTCGATCGAGAGTCCGCCTTGCGTAACCGCCTTGCGGAACTGCTCCGACTTCGCCTCATAGAGGTCGTTGCCCACACGGGACTTGACCGAACTGAGGTGGCTGTCGATGGCGCGCTTGTTGAGGGCGCTCTGGACGCGGTCGTTGAACTTCCTGTCTTCCTCTGCCGGGTCAGGCTTCGGAGCCAGGGAGTTCCTGATCTCTTCAGGGAGGCTTTCGGGCTTCCCGTCCCACGTCTCGGTATCGAACAATGCCATCGCTTGCTTCCTTTACGCTGAGAGAGATTTTTGGTCAGTCGACGTCACTTCGTCGATTCGGGACCCCTTTTTCTTGGCGACGTCCAGAGTCTTCTTGCGAAGGCTCTCCGAACTCTTCATCTGGGAGAGCATCTTCATACCCTCTTCGACTTCAGCCTCGAACTTGCGGTCCTTCTCTGCCTTCTGGTCTCTCTTGAACGTGCCCCCTTGAACGAGGTGGTCTGAGTTGGTTTCCAGTTCCGTGAGTCCATTATTCTTCAGGACTTCCAGGAACTCTTTCCTTGATCCGACTTCGATGTGCTGCATCTTGATACTGCCGTCGCTGTTCCGCATGACCTCGCCGGTCTTCGGATCACGAACAGGGGGCAGGGTCCACGGGGCGATCTTCATGCCGCCCTCGTAATTCTTTGCCCAGGACCTCGCCGGCACGCTCTGAATGAGCGTCGCCGGCGATTCGCATTCTTCGCAAAGGACCGGAGCCCGCATCGCTACGTAGTTACGAATGCGCTCGGTCACGTGACCTTCTTCGCATTTGTACTCGTAGCGGAATGGCATTCTGGTCAGCGTCCTCTGTTCGTCGCGCCAGCACTGGCGCTAACACTATCTTGCACGCCTGCGCCCGCGCTGTCAACCCCATCCCCGATCCGGGCCGAAGTGCCTGATTCTCCTCCGGTTCCGCCACCTAGGCTGCCCGGGGAGGGCACGCCCGGGCCCGCTTCCTCTGCATCCCCGCCCGAGAGGACCCGCGAAGGCCACCCGTTGAGCGCCGCGATCAGCTTCGAGACCTCCTTCGGGTCGAAGTGCTGCAAGAGTACCGGGTTCGCAAACAGCTCCTTCAGCTGCTGAACCATCATCAGTCTGCCCGCCAGCGGGTCGGTTGCCGCCCGATTGACGGCGCTCATCGTGTAGTTCGCGATGCCGGAGACGGAGTCTCGGTCCATCGTGAAGCTGATCCCGTTGGACGTCACGACGAACTGCGACGACCCGTACTGCATGATCAGCCATGTCGCGATCAGGGCGACGTCCATGTAGGCGTCGTAGAGCTTGCCCATGATCTCGCTCTGGCGCTTGTCCATGAACGAGGCTTCCTGCACGAAGGCGGTTGCGACCTTGTTCGACTCGCCGGAGCCCTGCGACGTCGAGGTCGCCCCGGTGTTCCTGCTGAACGACTGGTCTGCCAACTGGTCCATCTGCACCAGCGACGTCGGGAACTGCCTCGTGTGCGAGACCGTCGGGTCGAATCGCGGGCCTCCGTACCTGATGATCCGCCGCGTGAAGTTCCCGGAGGCGATCTCCTCCGTGGTCTCGTCGTCGATCACGACCGACTCGGGGATCCACATCGCGTCGGACGCCGACCACGCGGCGTGCTCCCGCACGGTCCTGCGCACCCAGGCACGGTCCTTCATGTCGTCCCACGCGAAGGAGATGTATGACGGCGTGAACCACATGAGCGGGTGCGTGTCGTCTGCGCGGATCACGGTCCAGCGGTTCGGGATCGCCAGCTTGTCCAGCGGCAGGATCCACTTCCCGCTGACCATGTCGATCACCCCAAACAGGCCCGACTCTTCCGGCTTGCTCGGGTCCTGGCGCACGTAGACCTCAGCGAGGACGGCCAGCTTCTGGTTCGTCATGGGCCGGAAGCTGGTCAGCTTCACGTTCCCGAACTTGATCGCCTCGGTGCGCCCTCGCACTTCGACCGTGTCCAAGTGCTCCTTGTAGCCGTACTGCCGCTCGACCTGGGCCGGCGTCCTGAGCACGAGGTGGGCGATGTAGTACGCTGCCTCCAGGCTCCCGATGTACGGGTCGGTCACGACGTGACGCGGATCCACGTACTCCGTCCGCGGCGTGCTCATGTTCGAGAGCGTCGGCATGTCGTTGATCTCGACGCTCTTCATCATCTCCGGGGTCAGCTGAGCGACCTGAGCGATGTCGATCGCGGGCATCTGGTCGGGCGGAACCTCGTCGAGCCGGATCGGGCCGCCCTCGTCGGGGGAGCTTCCGTCTCTGGAGGGGTCGGCGCCCACGTCGGTGACGTCATCGAACGCCCGCTGCCACGCCACCGTGTTCGGCATCGCCGTCTTCAGGAACCCGCACGGCGAGTACACGCAGCAGCGATGACCCTGCGAGACCTTCCTGGTCATCTTCATGCGCTTCGCCAGCTGCTCCAGGAACGCCTCCATCCCGAGCGAGTTGTCGAGTCCTGCGCGGTCTGCGTACTCGATGTCGAGCCACGGAGGCACGCCGAGGAATCCGATCTCCCGCACGAACCGGTCGATGCGGCGCGCGAACGGCGCGATCGCTCGCAGCTCCCCGTCGGTGATCTTCTCCTGCGGGTTCAGCAACTTCTGCTGCCTGTCGATCAACGGGTGCACCTCGCTCACGAGGATGTTGAGATCGGACTTGATCACCTCCCACCAGTTCGTTCCATCGCTCATCGCCTGATCTCCATGTGCTTCTTGATGATCTTACGAAGGCCGGGACTCATCGCCCCGAGCATCGTCTCATCTGCTTTGTGTGTTTCATGTGAAGCCTCAACGACCGCGCCCAGTCCTCTGGAGCGCATCCACACGATGAGTTCCCAGAGGAGGGCGCACATCATGACCATGTCGTCGAAGTAACGCTATCCGGTGCGCTCTGACTTTGTCTTCAGAGCTTCATACTTGCCCTTGTCGTTCTTTACGAACCCCTCAGCGTCCCACTCGAATCGCTCGTCCACGATGGTGATCAGGTCGTTGTGGTACGCCTTCCTGAACGCAATCAACAGAGGCTCACGAGAAGCGGGGGTTTGCAGGAACCACACAGCCTTCAGGGTCTCTGTGTACCCCTTCGTGCGGCGCTCCTGCTCGTAGTCGTGACCGTGCCCGTAGTGCTCCCACGCTTTCAGCGCGACCTTCCCGGGGCCGTTCAGCTCTCCGATCACGTATGTGTCCGCGTGCCCGTAGAACGACACCGCTTTCGCGATCTCGTCCGCGCTAATCTCCGGGTCGATCCGCGTCCGACGCACAGCGCAGACGAGGCCGTCGTTCACTCGCGCTACGCCGATCGGCGAGTAGTCGCTGTCGTTCAGCCCGTCCGCAAAGTCGCCGGCGACCGCGTAGTACGCCTTCTCACCAGGAGGGAGTGGGGGCGGGTCCCACATATACCAGCCGCCGCGGACAGTGTCGCGGAACCCCACACTGTTCCGTACGGTCTGGACCTGCGCTCCGAACCCTGTCGTGGTCCACTCGAACTCACCGATGCGGTCCGCCGCCCTGCTCGCCTGGAGCCTCATGAAGAACCCACCAGAGACCAGTCCGAGCGATTCTTCGTACGTGTACGGGTACTCGGTGTGAACGAGCAGCAACTCGTCCAGCTCTTCGATCTTCCGCCGCCTGAACCCTACCTGCTCTGGTGTGAGCCTAAGTTTGCGAGCGTAGTCCTTTTCGCAGATCGGGTGCGGCTCGCCGTCGTCGCCGATCTCAAAGTCTGCAAACCTCCCGGCCGGGTTCGTTTCCTGCCTAGGTCCTGGTACAGGGTCGCCAACGTTACTCGCAAGCGACGCCGCTCCGAAGAACTGGAAGTCAACGTACGAGAGGACGGCGATGCGGTTCAGCTCGTGTGCCTGCTCGTCGTTCGTTCCCTCGTGCGCAATTACGTTGCGGGTCGACGGGTACACCGCGGGCAGGATCGCCTGATTGATGTTCGACCAGACCTCCCCGCCTCCAACCCGCTCGTACTTCCCCGCCTCTGAGATGATGACCAGGTTGTACCCTGTGGCGCCGACCTTCTGCACGCCGCCGCTCTTGATGTCCGCGTGCCTGATCTCCCAGGCCGAGCCGTTCGCGAGCGCGAGCTTCCCCTCGGTGTAATTCTCCTGGATGAGCGGTGGGTACAGGTGCGGCCACTTCGCGTTGAGTTCCCGCAGGTCAGCGGCGATGTCTCTGAGGTGGTCCTTCGCGTCGTCCTTCATCGGCAGGTGGAGCAGTGTCGCCCAGACGTCGATGTTCGCCCCGCAGAGCACGCTGAACTTCTTCCAGAACGTCGTGCTTCCGACCTTACGCGGCTTCGTGCGAGTGATCCAGTGCTTGTCCGTGGTCAGGCGCGGCTTGTGTACAACCTTCCCTCTGCGCACCCGTAGCGTGGTCTCTGGCACATGCGGGTCGTCGTTGGCCCACCTCTCCAAAAAGGGGCCGTAGCACTGGCGCTGGTAGCGGGAGCGGGGGTCTATCCCATCGAGGTCGAAGGGGATGATGTCCTTCTTGATCAGGCCCTGGGCATCTTCCGAGGTCAGCTGCGAGTTCACCGTCAGGAACGTCCGCATCCACTCCTTCGGCTTCTTGAGCGCCATCTTCCTGGCCTCGTCGCGCGTACCTCTGCGGGTCCCCTTCTCTGTGCCATTCTCGTTGTGGAGGTCGTCTTGAAGCTCGACCTCATCGCGCGATGCTGTGATCACGTCCAGGGAGGGGAGCGATGCGTCAGGCTTTGACTCGATTACTGAGTCGAGGACCTTGTGCGCTCTGGTTCCAGCCATGACCACTGCGAACGCGGCCTGTACGTACCAGTGGTTCGCGGGCAACATCTTCCGCAGAAGCTCTGTGCTGGAGCGGATCTTGTCGTCGAGCTGCTCTCGGTCCGCGTTTGTGCAGTCGAGAGCAGAGCGGCGAGAGACAGCGGCGGCGAGGTCTCGCAGGGACCAGGAGTCTACCATTCGATCTTTTCGCCGTAGGCACGTTGGATCTTTTTCGGCTTGTCTTCCTTCAATTCAAGAAGGGTTTTGAGTGCCTTCAACCGGATCGCTGGGTCTTCGACAAGCGTTTCGCTGACGACCTTACCTTCGCCGTTGCGGACGATGGTTCGTTTCACTCCTTGTGTTGCGAGGTCAATGATCCCTGCCAGTAGCGCATCATCCGTTGCGCCGAGGCGTTCCATTGCCTTTGCGAGCTTGTTCTCGCGCGTGGGCGCAGGTGTATCTATGTCGCGCGTAGTGGGCAGGAAGGTGACGTTACTGTCTTCCATGCCTGTAGTGTAGCGGCTTGTTTTGCGTTGTCAAGTGGGATGTTGGAAGGGTCATTGTCGATGGGTTTTGAAAAATTGCCAATCCGGTTGAGGGTGGGATACTGATTATTATTACGGTCCACCCCGACCGTCGTGCAGTTCATTGTACCCCATGCGTGCGTGAAGGGCAAGAGAGCTTACAAACGCTTACAATTCTCAGCGACCCACCTTCGCAGACGTAGCATAGCACACTTCGACCAACAAAGGTCAATGCTTACAATTGCTTACAATCGATAGCTGGCATGAACCTTGCACCCGCGTGTGTGCGTCACTCTGATCTCCATGTGTAGATGAGAATGATTCTCAATCTCAATATAGATCGAAAGAATCGTGATCTTTGTTTGACAGGCTCAATCCGTTCGTCGTAGTCTTTGACTACGACGAACGGAGCGCAGTGATGCAAGATCGATACCAAATCTTTCACGACAAGACCCGAAACGC